AGCAGGTATACGACAATCTGTTACTGGTAAAGATATAGCTGATCCCGAAGTCCGCGAACAACTAATAGAGTTTGCTAACAACCCAGAAGTAGCATTCAAAACCAGAGAGAATGTAGCCAAAGAATTAGAAGGCATATCATCAGACCAGTTAAGCCTGTTTGGTCAGAAACGCCAACCTGCACCGCCTGTGTCACCTACTACCTCAACGGATACGGCTGGGTCTGAAGTAGCTGTCGATGAAACAGTAGACGAAACAATAGACGAAACAATAGACGAAACAGTAGGCGAACCTGAAGTAGCTGTTGATGAAGTAGCGGTAGAACCTGAAGTAGCTGTTGATGATGTAGCTGTTGATGGTGTAGCTGTTGATAAACCTGAAGTAGCGCCCCCTGCTGCACCAACGGTGGAATTAGACACAGCCGCTACATCCGGTGCTAACTATCCACTAAACCCTAAGTTGGAGTTCAAACCCTACACGGTACTTATACCGGGGAAGCCTACACGGTTCTATACTCGTAAAGGTACTGCCGAGAGAGTGGCAGAGAAAGAGGGCGGTACGCTAGTAACAACTAGTGACCTAGATGAAGAACAGACGAACACGCTCGAAAACTTTAAATTTACACAAGAAGCATTTGCTGCCTTTGACGCAAAACAAAAACCCACTGAAGAAATACCAGAAGAAACCTTAGAGTTCGACCCAAAAGATGTTAGCTGGGCTAGACGTGCAGGGTACAATCCTGTATGGGGCAATAAAGAGGTTGCCTTGAAATTGGGTTACGATGCTAAAACTAGCAAAGTCATGTACATGCCGCTGGTACGCACTCCAGACGGAAAAGTACAAAGTATGCCTAGGGACGTGTCGTATTTTAGATGGAAAACCCTTCTTCCCGCTTCACAACTGGCGGAACTTAAAGAAGCAAAAAGAAAAGCTATTGCTATAGACGAAGCAACGCACAAGCGCAATCCTGACGGGCCTTTTAAACAAGGTGCCAAACTAGCATTCTCTCCTAACCTCTCCAAAGAAATTGCAAACACTGCACAACAGTTCATAGAGATGTTGGGTATTAAAGATCGTGTATACATAACAAATTTTGAGGACGCCTCTAATCCTGAAATAGCTAAAGACAACAATTTATACGGCCCATTTGCGCGTATAGCTGCGGCAGAAAACCAACCAAAAACTACTGGCGGTTATACACAAACACTACCTAATGGTGACCATGTAATTGTTTTGCGACCTCTCACGCGTGCATCAGAGAATATAGAAACACTAGCACATGAGATAGGACACGTATTCGAGAAGACTGAGTACCAAAACGCCACCAAACAAGAAAAAGAAGCCATAAAAGCGGAATATAAAAAATGGCTGGCTAAGGCAGAAGCAGGTACTGTAGGCGAGCTTTTTGACTCGTTGCGTGCTCGTACCACAGCTAAAATGACTAAGGGTGTAAATAAAAATATACTAGACCGTCCAGTACAAGAAGTATTCGCCGGTAATCCTAATGCTAGACAGTATTGGCTCAGTTCAGGTGAATGGTTTGCCGACCAAGTATCTCGTTGGGCTGTAACTTCTGAAAAGCCACTAACTATTGTTGACAAGTTCTTTGCACGCGTTGCTGCGGGTATGCGTAGGTTATACCAAAGTCTAGCGGGTAAAGTTGGTTTGCCTAGTACGGCCTTCAAAGATTTCTTGGACAGTCGTGCAGTTACACCTGACCCACTAAACATACCGTTCCCTGAAGCAGTGAGTAAACCCAGACCCAGACCCGAGCCTAAAGTTAAAATCGAAGCTCGCACTAAGAAAGCAACGGTAGCGGGTGGTGCAGGGGTGCGTGGTAACCTAGCGGGTAGACCTGAAAAAGAAGCTAAACCTAAAAAAGGACTAGCCAAAAGAGCGAAGACTGCCGCCGCTAAAGAAAGGGCTGCGGTTAAGAGTAAAGAAGATCCAACCCTTGCAGAAGCTGAACTAGAAGCAAAACGTAAAGCGAGAGAAGCTGAACTACAAGAAATAGAAGCGGAGTTAATAGCGTCTGGTCTATACATCGTAGAGACAGACAAAGATAGGGAGGGAATACGACAAGTAGCTATACGAAAACAAAGAGAAAGACGTTTCGATAAAGGTGTTTACAACATACAGGCGCAGTTCGATCCTGACCTAGATGCGAAGCTGGATAACAACACCCTTAAGAATATTAAAGAAGGTAACCTGAAAGGTGCCTTGACCGCTTTAGCGTACGCCACTGACAACCCGCGTGTAGCAAAGATTGCTTCTAAGCTGACTAACTTCGTTGGGGATACCCGCGTTGTTATCGTATCTGCCAAGCCTACTGACGAACTCGGTAAACGCTACCGTGCGGCATTGGATGAAGAAGCTAACACCAAGGGTGCCTTTATATACAGCGACAAAGATGCGGGTATTGATAACGTCATACTGCTTGATGATACGGCTGGTGTTACCGCACATAACCTACTGCATGAAATGGCGCACGCAGCTACGATCCAAGAACTGCAAAAACCGTCTAGTCCTGTTACTAAACAACTGACCAACTTGTATAACTACGCCAAGCCGTATATGGATGGGTACTACGGATCAGAATCGGTAGAAGAGTTCGTTGCAGAAGTATTTGGTAACTACAAGTTCAGGCAGCATCTAGCTACCATACCAGTTGATGGTGACAAGACCACAGTGTTCCAACGTGTACTAGATGTTATTAAGCAGTTTATACGTCGCATAACAGGCACTCCAAGTGATGTTGCAGGTACCGCAGACAGACTTATAGAAGACATATTAGCGCCTTACGAAGGGGTGCGTGGCTCGGGTATCTTATACAACTCCTCAGTCATAGGTAAGGCCAAAGACGCATTTGAAAACATGTATGAGAGTGTGCCTACGTTCAAAGAAGTGGGTGAACGAGGTATCGTCAAGAGCCTACTTGCTCCTGTCCCGGAGAGCGCCAAGAAGTTTAGCCTTGGTTTGTTAGACTTAAACGCTATTACTAAAATAGCCGAAGGTAAGCTGAATAATGTAAAAGAGTTACTACGCGTTGTACGTGAGCAGAGCGGTGCTATAAACAAGTTCAACACAGGTGTAGAAGCTCTTACGAAGCGCACTGCTGAATGGGCAGGTAAGAACGTAGAGAAGATGCAAGAGTTAAGCAGGATACTGACTCGCAGTACCTACTTGCAGTTAGATCCTACACTTACGTTACAGGAAGCCCAAAAGAAATACGGCAAAGATCCAGATCAACTAGCGGAGTGGAAAAACCTTCGTGATAGGTATAACAAGCTAGGGGAAGGGCAGAACTTCTACAAGGCATGGCGTAACCAGTACAAGGCTATGTATGACCAAGTGCGTGAGTTAATGGACAGTAGGTTAAGTGCTGACGTTAAAAACCCTGCGGATCGCAAGGTGTTGGTTAACAAACTATACGAAAAGCTAACCTCGAACGGCGTTATAGACCCATATTTCCCACTGATGCGTACGGGTAAATTCTGGTTGGAATACAATGCAGTAGACCCCGACACAGGCAATATCGAATATTACGTAGAAGCGTTTACTAGCGTCCGAGAGCGTAAGGAAGCGATAAAGCAGGTAGAAAAACATTGGTCAAACCCAGACGCAAAGAACAAGGCGACCGTCGAAAAACTGTTAGCTGACACCGGTAAAACCAAAGCTGAAGCGATAAAAAGTATCAGCGGGGTAAACGCATTTGCCAGCCTAGAGCAAGCTAACTTTAGAAAGAACGCCCCACCTACTTCGTTTGTCAACAACGTGCTTGATATCTTAGAAGCGGGGGGTATTAAGTCAGATAATGTTATACAAGAGCAGATCATGCGTCTGTTCTTAGATACGTTGCCAGAACGTTCTTTCGCTAACTCGTTTAGACACAGAAAGAACCGACGCGGTGCTATGGGTGACGTAACGCCTACTGAACGACAGATACCAAATCACGATATTATTTTTGGCTTACGTAACCGTGCACTTAATCTAGGGCAGCAGTTGTCTAGAATAAAGTACGGTGCACAGATGCGTGCATTACAAGATGACTTCAAGCAGCAAGCAGCGGATATTAACAGTAGAAAAGACATATCTGATGAAGATAAGAAAGTAGCAATACTATTAGCCGACGAGCTTGGTGATCGCGCAGCTTGGGCAGCTAGTCCTATGGTGCAGCCTTGGGCACGCCTTGCTACTAGTTTCGGTTTCAACATGACGTTAGGTCTGAACATATCTTCTGCGCTGGTCAACTTGTCGCAGATACCGATGGTAGTCGTGCCTTATCTAGGTGCTCAGTATGGATACGGCAATACAGCTAAAGCCCTGCAAGAAGCCACAAAGATCTTTATGGGTAGTGGCAACAAACGTAAGGTCGAGGTAATGGGGCCAGACGGTAAGACCAAAGAAGAGATCACCGCTGCACAGTCACTAGACAATTACGACTTTGATGGTATGGATAAGAACAACCCGTTGCGAAGATTTGCAACGCTATCGAAGCTGGCAGATGACTTAGGGCAGTTAAACCGTTCTATTGCTTACGATATCGCAGATGTTGACTCGATAGACAACCCAATGGCTAAGGTTAACTCTATAACAGGGTTTATATTCCACCACGGAGAACGCGCTAACCGACAGGTCGCTATGATAATGGCGTACGATTTGGCGCTCCAGAAGAAACTCAAAGACAAAGGGTTAAAACCCAATCAGTGGGAGCAGTTAGGCGAAACAGAACTGAATGACATTGCACTTGATGCACTGAACGTCACTGAAATGACTAACGGTGGTATTGCTGCTGCGGCAGCGCCACGTATCGCACAAGACGGTATCGGTAAGGTAGCGTTCCTATTCAAGCGGTACGGGTCAGCTATGTACTTCATGCTGTATGACCTCATTGATACTTCGTTCACAGGAAACGAAAAGGCTCGCAAGATTGCACGGGCACAACTTAGAGGGGTGTTTGGTGGTGCGGCGTTAGTCGCAGGGGTACAGGGGCTACCGTTCTTTGGTGTCGTTGCCATGATCTCTAACATGTTTAAGGAAGACGACGAAGAAGACTTTGAAACCTCTGTCCGTAAGTATATAGGCGAAGGGCCATACGGTGGTGTAGTTAACTATCTGTTTGGTGTGGATGTAGCCAGCAGGATGGGTCTGTCTAACCTGATCTTCCGTGACAGAATGATAGAAAAAGACCAAAGCGTATTCTTCACCGCAGCGGAACAACTAGGTGGCCCTGTGTTAGGTTCTTTAATGCAGATGGAGCGCGGAGCCGAACTTTGGGGTGAAGGTGAAATGTTGCGTGGTATAGAAGCTGCTATGCCAGCCGCCATAAGGAATGGCTTTAAGAGTGTGCGGTTTGCTAACGAAGGCGCACGTACGTTACGTGGTGACCCTATCGTCGAAGACTTCCATGCGGGGCATGTTGCTGCACAGTTTATGGGTTTCGCACCAGCGGAGTATACGCGACAGCTACAACAAAACGCTTCGCTTAAAAAGATAGACCGTGCAACTAACGAGGAACGCACTAAGCTCTTACGTAAATACTATGTAGGTATGCGTAATAACAACGTATCCGCAGTACAACGTATCATGGAAGATATGGTGGACTTCAATAGTAGACACCCAGAACACGGTATCACGCCAGACACGATTAAACGATCTATGGCGCAGCACATGCGGACTACCGCTAAAATGCACTATGGTGTTACGTTAAGTCCAAGGTTACGCAGTAAGTTGCAGGATCTTGGAGATGATTGGGATGACTCACCAACCTTCGCCAGTGACTTTGGGTTATAACTTACTCGTCCATCCGTAAGCGTTGTTCTTTATCTAGTATTCTTAATACCGACAATACAAATTGATCGTCTGCTGCATCTAACACGTTTGTGTCACGTAGCTTCACTAACGTCATCCACGCGTACAGTAAGTCGTTTCTTGTTGGCTCCATAAGTACTCCTTGGTGTAGGAGTTAGGATACCCCCTCCGAAGAGGGGGGCGCTCGAAGAGCAGGAGGCGACAGAACGTTATGCGAGAAGGAGGACGAACTGTCTAGGCCAATATATCACAAAATACGCCAAACACGAACACCCCACTTATCCCCTGCTACTCCTACTTTAGTCTCAATATCCCAACCCCAAGCTGATGTTATTTTGTTTATTTGTTGTACTGCCTTGGTGGTATTAATGCAAGGGATAAACATAGACATGCCCACCTGCACCTCATGCCACTTTACTACAATCCGAACCCCATCAGGGCTAAGATCATACGTCCGCAGTATTCCCCGCTTCATCGTCGTCGCCCATCTGCACTATGATTACGTCTTGCCCTTTCATCTGGAAGTGCGTGCCTTTACCTAATCGTACTTTTGCACGTTTGGCACCCATATTCTTAACGAGTTCGTTAACAAAAGAACCGTAGTTTATTTGTTGTTTACCGCACCATATACGAAACGGTTTCGGTATTAGGTACAGCTTCTTAACATCTGTCTCATACCTTGCCACCATTTTGCCCCGAGGGATGGCGTCAGGTTGTATCAATGAATCCATTGCAGAACCATCTTGTTTACGTAGATCACTGGTGCTTTTTATCTTTAAGATGTTATCGTAATGCTCATTGATGTATTCGTTCAGCGTTTGCTCTAGGGAAACCGCCATATCTCCTACACGGCGTTTGTTTTCTTTAAATCTATCTACTATGAACTTAGCGATACCACCCATGTCATAAGGTATCAAACCCAGACGTTGCGCCATTATACCGCCAGCAACATTCACAGCTCCCCCCGCTGACCAAAACCTATTTTCAGAAGCCATCGCCGCCTCTTTGTCTAGACGCAGTTGTACCTCTTTTATCATTGGAAATATTTGATCGGGGTTATCCATAAGGTATCTTATAAATATAGGCCCAGCATGACCGTAACATTTCTCTAGCTTTGCGCTAAAAGCATCTGTCTCTTCTTTAGTATCTGGACTTTTAAATATCTTGTCCGCTTGTACTTCAAGTATCCGTTGCGCTTCTGCACTTGGGTTTTCTTTGCGTAAGCTAATCCGTTCTATCGCACTTGTATTGCCTGTAGTAATCGCTACTAGACTCCAAGGTTCACCTCTGAGACGCTCTGTATTGCTCCCACTCACCATACGAGCACGCTGCTTTCCTGAAGTAAACTGGTACGCCAAGGTACTCAAATCTTCTGGGCTAGTGTTGGTCATCTCATCTATGTATAGGGGTAGGTTATGCAGTATTTCTGACCGCAACATCTTACTGTTGTGCGTGTCTTGCTCGTCTAACACTAACTGCTTAGGGTTACCCCATATAGTTGCCGAAGCATACATCGCTGTAGTCTTACCAAGCCCAGAATCTTTACTATGTACGTGCATGGCAGAACAGGCTATACCCCCCATGAAGTGCATTAATATAGAACCAAACCCCGCACAGATAATATATTGATGCAGCTCAAACCCCGGCCTGTTGTAGAACTGCATGAGTTCCTTCCATTCCTCCAACGTACCCTTGGGTTCAAATGCAGGGAATAACCCTGCGGTTTGTGCTGACGGTGGGTTAAACTCAACACCGTCTTTAGTTATTACTTGGTTACCTAGAACAAAAGCATCTACGCCATCCCCTACCCAACCAAACTGTCTATGCGCTTTTTGTGCCACTGTCGTCTCCTGTAGTTCGTTAATCCAAGTTAATAGGTATTTCATCAGGTCATCTACGAAAGGCACCGCTACACCACGCATGGCTAGTTGCTTTCTAAGCTCATCCTTAGCCCCGACCGCAGTTAGCGGTAACGTAAACTCACGTACGCCATCTTTTGGTAGGTGCAACCGAATAGCTATCTGCTCCCCTATTTCAGGGTCTATGACTCGCTGCACCACATATATGTCGTTACGGTAAATAAGTTTCTCGTCTTCGTTACCTTCTGAATCTTTAGTGTGTAAATACACCCCACCGTTTGCACCACGTAGGTACGGAAAAGGGTATTTCGGTATTACGTAAGTGTTGACAGGTGAGTTAGGTAAATCTAACGCGGGTTCCTGCACCACGTTGTCTTCTTCAACTGCCTCTTTTATTAGCTTGCCTAGTTGTAGTGGTGACCTGAACTTCGCACGGTTAGGGCACGCTAGACATGTTTCGGGCTTGTGTTCTTCAAACTTATTGCATGTATACCGTTTGTCAGACGTTAACTTATCCCACTTAGCGTCTGTCTCTTCAGCGTCGTACCCTATATACCCTTTCGATATTTGATGCGCTCGTTCCCGAGTACCATCACTACAGGCTTTCAGTATAGACAGCATTCCGCGCCATATCGGTTCCGATACTTCGTTCGGCTTTGTTAATGCGTCGTATATCTGTAAGCACCCCTTGTCCATACCAGAACGCTCGACGATGCGTTTAAACTTAAAGTCTTGGTTTTCAAGGGCAGCGTGCATCATTGCATTCGCACCCTCTATTCTTTTTGCGGGAACTGGTATCAAATCACCGCCAAGCAATAGGGAAAAGCTATCAAAGTCAACCAATACCGAATCCGTTGCCCCTATAAAAGACACTTCGACTGGATCATCGGGTTTGTAGTTGTGGGTCTTAGGTACACGCAATACCCGTGCGGCATCCGCCGTAACTGCGGGGTCAGCCAGAAACTTGTTTTTGTTACATAGAGCCTTGAGTCGCTCTGCTACAGGTAGCCAGTCATCGAGGCAGACTGATTCTTTTAACACCCAGTAAACGTGTACTCCGCGACCGGAATTAATTAGTGTCGGGCGAGGTAGTAGGTTGGTCTTACAGAATTGTTGTAACGCAGTTAGGGCGTCTCGTTGGTTAGCAAACTCTTTGGATGGGCCGCAATCTAAATCTAAGAAAAAGGTTTTTACGTATTTAACATTGTCTACCTTACGGGATTTGTCCTCCTTAAAAGTAGATAGGGCGAAATATACATCGTAGCCTTGGTTGTCTAGATCTTTTGCACTGTCTACCAAATCAGCGACAGAGGTAAAAAACTTTTGTACTCGCCTATCTATTTTCTTGTTAGAAGCAAAAATGCAATACAGTCCATCATCTGCTAGGGCATCTTCTAAAAATTTTGTTGTTTCCATAGCTATCTCAGAACCGAAAGTTACCACGGCAGGGGCAGTAATCCACCCTTTTCAGTAATCCTAGCCGTGGTATAAGTTAAAAGCATGGGTACGCCCGTGGGCATACCCAAAAGCGTCGGGTCTAGTCGTCCCAACCGTCAACGATTGCACTAAGATCAGCTTCGTCTTTTGGTGCAGATGACTTCTGTTTAACTACTTTCTTCTTCGGTTCTTCGACAGGTGCTTCAACTTCTTCAGCTTCTTCCACCTCAACTTCTTCGACAGTAACAGGTGCAGATACGGTTACGTCAGTAAACATGTCGTCATCGTTACTTGAAGTAAAACCATCTACTACTTCAAACGGTGACGCAGTTTGTAAGGGTATGTACTTAGTGACTTGCACACCACGTAACCGTAATGACACGCCCGCTTCTCGCATATTGTAGGGCACCAGCACTACTGCAATGTTTGCGGTACTGCCAGTAGTCAGCATGAAGTCATCATCTAACGCTTTATTCTTAGCGTCTACCTGCATAGGTTTGTTAGTTATTTCTTTACCGTATGCACCTTTCAGTGTGACCTTACCAACGAATGTCCCGTCTTCTTCTTTTTTGAATGGCATCGGTATTTTTTCAGGCCATTTGGCTTCGCGCTTCTCGGCATACGCTTTAGCCATAGCACTCATTAGATCCTTGGCCTTCGCTTCATCCATACGAAACTGCATGGAATACGCTGCTCCTTCATCAAACGGGTCACAAGGTACACTACGGTTTTCCGCTGAATCAAAGCGGTATGTTTTATTGATACGTGGGTATAAGACTTCTACGTCCTTTATAAGGTGGTTCATGTATGTTTCTCCAAACATCTAGTCATTAAATGTAAAACCATCAACCTCGGTGAATGGTGAAACACTAGCGTCTTCTATTGGCACTACACTTAACGTGATAGCAGCAATAGTATCTGCGTGTTCTCCCATATTTTTGACGGTTTCGTACTCCTGCTCTTCTAATGGACGTATTGGCCTGAAGAAGAGTTTTGGTGTATCGCTTTCAGTATCGAAGTAGATCCTCGTTACTACAGCGATAAAAGGCGTCTCACGCGCCTCAAGGTACCGTGCGTAAGCACGGAAGGGCATAGCCCCATTTACCGCGTCCCCAAATATAGAAGTAGGTGGTAGTTGTAGTTGATAAGCTGTTTCCAGATCATCTTCCAACACGACAGCTAACCGTTGCACAAACTTGCATGCTCGACTAGCGCCTCTACCAGAACCTCTAATATTGCGGACACAATCTACGCAACGTCCAGACTGCCGCTGCTCATCTGGAACGTCTAAAGCGGGTGTTTCTGTGTTATTAGACCAACAGGTGGGAGTAGATACCTTGTCAGCGTTATAGTCATCTTTGTAGTACATTCTCGATCGGTAGGCAATACCTACAACTACAACATCAATACTATCTCCACTTTCGAGCGGTGTTCCCTCGAACTTCTTGTTGCGGATACTTATTCTTCTAACGCTATCTTCCATCAGTAGTCTTCATCTGTGTCCAAGTCAGGCACCTCGATAGGCGCAGCTTTTTCTGGGCTAACCTCGTCCCACGTAACGGAAGGTGCATCTTCATCAACTTCGCTCAACAACGCCTTAGTTACAGCGTCAAGATCGTATCGATACGTCTGATTGATATGGATGTACGTGTTTTTAGGTATTCGCCCTTGCTTCATCCAATTACGGATAAGTCGCTCAGATACCATAAAGTGCTGGGCAACTTCTCTGATTGAAACTAATCGAGGTGTCATTTCTTGTTCCTTCTAACGGCTATGGTGTACTCGGAATTAGAGTTAAGACCTTTCGGTAGCAACTCTGGGTTCTCTTCCAAAAACTGCTTCATGTTCTTCTGGTTAATCCGCTTGTCAAGTAATGATGGTTCTGCGTGCTCAAGAATGAACTTGTGCATCTGATCCCAGTCGCTTGTCCAATAAGATTGTTTAACCGTCCGGTAGAACAGACCTTCGGAAGTTTTGACGCTATCAACGTCGTGCTCTTTGCAGTGGTTTAACAAAGCCCCTTTGACAGTTTCAAGCTGCTGCACCAGCGGTGCGTCTTGTGCATCAAATTCGGCTTTTAACTCTGAACGTCTCTCACGAATCTTTATATAAGTCTTGACCAACTTGTCTAAAGATATGGATTCCCCGTTGCTCATTTCGATCTCCTTCACTTATCGAACGAACGACTATAATGGATAACTAGGTACTACGCAAGTAAATCATTGTATAAATCAATCATTTTTGTATGAACATTGATTTTATTGTCCAACATAGCATAAACACGTTTTTCTATGGCAGATCCTTGCAGTTGGACTATGGTACACTTGTGGTCTTGTCCCGACCTGTGCACCCGTGCGTTGGCTTGGGCGTACGTTTCTAATGAACTGGTTGGCCCCCACCACACTACCGTATTCGCCGCTGTCAGAGTCACACCATGCGCTGCTGCTTGGGGCTGAATAATTAATACCCTAGGGTCGTCGGTCTTTTGGAACTGCCTGAATATTTCAGTTCGATTAGGTAGCGATACGTCACCACGAATAATCGCTGTACTGATGCCATCATTCTGTAGTTTGTCTGATAGTATGTCGATGACGTGCTTGAAAGGCACAAAGATCAATACCTTCTTGCTAGATTCGTCGATGACCTCACGCAGAACCTTGTACCGGTGTTTAATATCAAACTCTAGCGTGTCACCGTTATCGGTATAGACCGCACCACAAGATATTTGTAGTAACTTGTTCATGTTAACTGCTGCATTGGCGGCAGTAACCTGCTCCCCTGCGGCATCCATAACCATCTTATCTCTTAACAACTTATAGTATTTAATTTGTTGTCGGGTCATTTCGACTTCGCGTTTGGTGTACACCATCGGTGGTAAGTCTAGACACTCATCTTTAGTGAACCGGATAGCAGGTTGTAATACCCTGAACACCGTATCAGTAGCATCTTCTTTAGGCACCCATCTAAAGTTACTTATTTTATACATAACTTGATCGCGGAACGCCCCGGCAAACCTAGGTACAGCAATAGGGTTAACAAGTTTTGCTAAACCGTACGCATCAACAGGACTCTGTGCAGCGGGAGTACCTGTCATCATCCATAACCATTTGTCTGGTGTCATCAACGCATTCAAGGTTTTCCAGCGTTTGGTTTGTGTATTTTTATAGTGAGTAGCTTCATCTACAATTATCAGGTCAAACCCACCGTCCATGATGGCATCCATTACAATCTCAACACCGTCATAATTTATTATCACGTAATCCGCGTCACCCCCTATGATCTCCCTGCGTTTTTTCGCAGAACCATACGCAACCGCAACTGTTCGGTGCATAGCAAAAGTAAATAAATCATTACGCCAAGCAGAATCCATGATAGATAACGGACATATAATCAGCACTCTGCGTATACGTTTGACGTTCATTAGGTAATCTGACGCCCATATTGCACTGGCGGTTTTACCTGTACCCTGCTCATTGAAGCAGAATGCACGCTTGTTTAGTGTAAGAAATGATGAAGTAGTTTTTTGGTGCTCGAACGGGGTATACCTACCAGTCCACTTGTACTTGCCTTCAATCGGTGAAGGCACTTTGATATTTAAGTTCTTCAGTACATGCGCTTCGTCTATACCCCACTTAACCACTACTTTGTTATCAGGTAGTTGTTTGCTTTCGGGTATAACAGTCGTCACTTTCTGCGGATTACGCAGTCGCAAAAGCAACGCTTTGTTATCTATAATTTCCATGTGTCCTCCTAAAGCCCCGCTTCGTCCACAGATGGGGCTAGGTCTGCTATGAAGGGTCTTTCGCTCCCCTGAACTAGCCTGATTTTTGTACTCTGCAACTGGAGGGTGCTTCGTACGTGGTTTAAAGACGCATCAGGTTCAGCGTCTGGTAGGCTTCTTCTGTCTCGCAACGGGTGCCTTCTTAAGGTTACGGCTACGGTTTTTACTTCGACTTTCTACCTTCACACCGTCTTTGTTGCTACCACCTCTCGCCAGTGGCTTGTTATGGCTAACGTCCTTGCCTTCTCGCTTGTCCGCTTTGCCGTTGTTATTCGCATCTTTACCTGTCTTATCCATTGCACGTCGGGCACGTTGCCGTTCCATCCGACGTTTGAACTCTGGACTATCGACTGGTTTGTTTACTTGTTTCTTTCTGTCTGCTTTGTTTTTGTAAGGCATTTAATTTTCCTGCGGTAGGTGGTACTTAATCATTTGATGGTTTTCTAGATATGGGCGCTCAGTTACCGCCTCAACCGTCATAGGGTGTCCTACTTTCGTTTGGTAACGTAAAGCACTTTCCAGAGCATCGATTTTATGTGTCCAGTACCCATCTACCAACCCAGTTTCTGTATCTACAACTAAATATGATTCTTTCACTACCCTCTCCCGTTGTGCGGACACTCAAGCACCACGCAATGTGCTTTGCATAACCCGCTGGGGTTAGCGTTCCACGTATCATTCTCGAAGGCTGACTCCATACTAGTGTAGTCACCTAACCATTTACCCCATAGGTCACCCTGACCCGCTAGAGTATACGTATCTTTTACTAACTCGTTTGACACAACAAACATCAACCCACCCCGTACCTCTGTGATATTGGGGAAGTGTTTGAATGCCGCCAGTGCCATCAACTCAAGCTGCCCTTTGTCAGCATAGCGAGCGTTCTTACCAGTTTTATAATCTATCACCCAAGCTAACTCACTCTCTTCATCAAGGATTACCAAGTCTGCAATACCGCGAAACCACACGTTATCCGCAAAAAAGTCGCAGGGTTCCAAGTTTTCGGTAAGCCCCATTTTATATTCGCATAACTTCTTACCACGTTTAGCGTTAAGCGCATCCAACCCGGCCTTGGCGTAGTTGAACTGTGGTGGTAGCGGTACGTTATCCCGTACGTATTTCTCGGCTGCTTCATGGAACGCGGTGCCGTAATACATGGCTTCCGTCTCAGGCTCGGAATAATCCTTAGCAACCTTCAAGTGGTAAAACTTCTTAGGGCATTGCTCGAATGCTTTTATCTTACTGAACGACCAAGGTGCTATGCTCATCACTCTTCCTCGGGCAGGAAATCATCTATTTCGATCAACGCATGGATGACTGCTACTAGTTCTGACTTACGCAGACTGATTGACTCCAGTACTGGTGGCTCTTTCGTGCAATCTAAGTGGTGGATCAGAGTCTTAATTTCACCGTCTTTTTTATGCACGGCTACTGACACAATCTCTTCACCTGTTTCTGCCATCCCCACCAAGGCTGCTATCTCGTTATCTAGTGGTTCCCTATGTTCTTCTCGTAGGCGTAATTGCTCTTTATATTCTTCTAAATCAACAACTTGACTCATTCACAATCTCCGTAGGACTTGGCAACACCAGATTCACAGTTGATTGGTAGCCCGTTAGCCCAATAAGGTGTCCAACGCATACACTCTTCAATGTATCGCTGGGCTTCTGCAACTTCGTCCTCGGGGACACAACACACAACGGAGTCATGAACCGTCAAAACAACACGATATTTTTTAGCAATTTTTAGCATCTGTTCGCCTATTATGCAACGAGCCACCGCTTGACATACGTTCTCTATAACCTTCCCACCGTATATCCGGTTTCGGCCTCGACGTACCTTGTAGGTATACTCCATACCTTTCTCGCCTTGCTCACCTTTTATATCGTGGTAGTACATCAACAAGCCAGATGGTAATTTGATTGCGTTCTGTTCAGGCAACACTTCCAACACATCACCGATACCCAACTGGGTTTTATTATTCATAGTCATGTTTTCTATGGTGTATGAGGCGTCTTTCCACAACCTAGTTATGTGAAAATTTGTTTCTCTGTAGATGTTTATGACGCGGCGAGCTTCGTCTAGCTCTATGTCAAACCCAAACGATTGTAATTGGTCTTTGAAACGTACGGCTCCCATACCGTAACCAGCACCCAGAATGGTAGTTTTACCGACGAACCGCTGGTCTTTGGTCACATCTTCTTCTCGGTTGACGCCATATATCGACATCGCCATCTTCTTATACACGTCATCACCAACATGGAATGCTTGGGTTAGGTCGTCCTGCCCTGCTAACCATGACAATACGCGTGCTTCAATCTGACTTGAGTCGCAGTCAATCAGCATGTACCCATCAGGAGCAACCATACTTTTCTTGAGTTTCTTACCGTTTGGCCCACGGCTAGGCAGATTCTGGAGGTTGATCTTGTCAGCGCCACCCCAGCGTCCAGTATGTGCCGCATAGTATTTAACTGGTACAGGCAGCAACCCTCGCTTGGCTATGTCAATAAACCGTTGCGTCCGTGTTTCTTCTAAGGTGCTTTTGTTGCCAAGTCTGGCGTTAACAAGTGTCTGTATCCGCACGTCTTCGTGCTCTAACAACGCCTTGAATGCTTCATCCGTTTTGGCGAACGCGTATGTTTCTTTACCTGTGGTAGGACTTATCTTGGTTGGCGCAATAACGCCTAGCCCCCCAAGTAATTCGGCAAACTTGGGGTTACTCATCAAATCTTTCTTATCTACACCGGCATCCAGTAACAACTTATCCTTAATATCTTTGGTGTCTTCTAGATGCTGTTCCAGTAGTCCTAAATCTAGATCTAGCATAGGTTCGATAAACATGCGGAGGGTAAGATCTATAATCTTTAACTCTTGACGTGGGAATTTCTTACCCATTACACCAAATAACTTATAGGTAAGTTCCACATCGTTGATACAGTAATCGCCGTATCGACTCAACTCTGCCTCATTGAAATCCAACCGCTGTTTACCTATGGCACTTAAAACTTCGGTGCCTTTATCTCCGAGGTTATACCGTTCGGCCATCGCCTTGAGGCTTCCCCCAGCCTCCACCCCGTGAAGAGCACGACCAATGCACAAAGTGTCAGCCCACACCCTAGGATGAATATCAAATATCCAAGACAATATAGCACCATCAAACATGGTGTTATGAGCCAATACCATAGAGTTTCGCCAATCAAATTCCGTAAAATATTGCTTAAGCTGTTCATGTGTTCCACTCGCCCATTCGGTAGCTCCGTTGTTTACTTTTATAGCTACGCCGATCACTTCAAATCTAGGGTCACGTACGTACGCTTCTGTTGTCATCTTACTCAACGAAAACTCTTTGTCGTAGTATGTCTCGAAATCTACCGTTATGAGATCCATAATTTATCCAGTAACAAGTTATCTGCAAAACCGTTAATTACCAAAGTCCACATTGTCAATAGTGTTAAATTTGGACTTTTTGGACTTTCTAAAAATCAGTAGGGGCCTCGCACCCCTCCGGTGTCAGTTATACTTCCTGTTTAGGCGGGCTTTAACACACTAGAAAGTTCACGCCATCTGAATTATTGTAGGTTGGCAATCTCACCACCGCACGCAAAGTACCCTGCACCATCAACCCAGTTGTCGATATGGTTAGGGTTCTGCTTGATTCTCGCTACCTTGAGCAAGGCCATCATAACTGCTACATCGTGAGCTTTGACGGGTACGCCTAGGTGCACTGACCAGTATTGAGCAATACGTGTAAAGTTATCCTCTGCATCGCCATGATCTGATTGTCTGTCTTTAGTTATGTAGGCTTTCGCTATATCTAACAGGTTGCCTCTCGTTGCCAATGGCTGCGGCGGTATATCGTTATGTTCCTCATAACTTGTTTGTACCTCTGCACTTACTCCGGTAGACGGTACCAATACCGACGTTGCCGCTGCTGTCGATTCCGCTGCAATCTCTGCTTTAGCATCCCTATACTCTGCTGCTTTAACTTGTTTACGTACTAAGTGCGCGTAGCTGGGACTACAATTAGCTTTCTCAGCCACCAAGCGTACACCCCAACTAGGGTATTTTGCCATTATATCAAGTACCTTCCTTCTCTTATTCACATCCTTCTCCTAGAAATCGAACTCATATTGATTAGGGTCATTGGACTTGGCCCCCAGTAGGAACATTACATCCGTCCAGTTATCCTCGTTTATCACGACGGCAACACCACCCACTGCGGCGATGTCATCGAGATTCTTTTGCTGTAAAGCTGTTGGTGTGTTCTTCCCAGCCTTACATTCAATTCCAAAAAACTTACCGTTGTAGCACCCAACAATGTCCGGTACACCGCTCTTACCGTACCCGCCTGTTGCAGGAAAGAAGTAGTAGGCACCGATCAATTTAAGCTGCTCGGTTACCTTGCGTTTCACTTTAGCTTCGGGGGTCATGCGTTCTCCTTGGGAACTGGTATCGAAGTGTTGCAGAAATCAAAAGTGTTGCAGAAATCAAATGTTAGGGAACTCCCTAACAATCTATTCATCCTCTAGTTTTTGCTCGATCAATTTAAACAATCGATCAATGTTGCTGCTGATGTCTTCAAGACTACGTGCCATGTTCTCCACAGCACGCACCACGTTTTCAGTCTGTTCATCGTTCATTGGTAGTCCTCATTGATAAACCCAAAACGTATTCTCGCTGATACGTTTACCTATACCCTCAACAGGCACGGTCGGTGGGTCAGTAGAAGTCATCATCAGTAGGGCAACCTTCTCTTGCATCCACTGCGGCAACTTCTCTAACCCACTATACGTGTCTTCCACATCACTGTCAAGACAATACATTCCAATACATTGCACTCTCACACAGTTTTTTCCATCGTCTACCATGACACGGTACATTGTGTCATACCCACCATCACTGGTTGACATAAAACACTCCGTCGTTCATGCGGATGCCTACACCGTCCACGTACTCATCCAGCTCACACATCATTAACACAGACAACTTACCGGATAAGTGTTCAGGTAACGTATCGGCAGTATATCGTTCTGCTGGTTCGGTAGAGACTTTGTAGTCCCAAGTATTATGCGCGTTCTCAAGGAACGTCACATCAAACATCTGTTGATCGTTAAGCATGTAGGCACGCACAAAGAACATGTGGACTTCGGATGTCTGTAATGCGTACTCATCAACCTCATTCAGGAACGCTGCTACCTTACTACCGAAATCGGCATCAACAAACTGATACCCGCTGGCAACTACCGCACGTAGTTCGACTTGTAGTTGGTTGTGTTGGGTGACTGCTGTTTGCGCGTTCTCGACTTTCTCTTGGTTCTCACGGTTCGTATCACGCACTTTACGTACAACGGGGTAGGCAAAACAATCGTTCAGCTCTTTGGGTGTGTACGGTCGTAGATGTGACAGCGCATTCTTTATCGCACGCTTGGGGTTGGTACTCATCAGCATGTGGTGTTGGTCGTTATGGCTGCTGTACTTGTCGTTCCTAATGGTGTGAGAATACACCGCGATAGTCTTGTACGTACCTTCTCCCTCAATACGGTAGTCGTTGTATCCAACCCAACCCAGCGCATACAGATCGTTCGGGAGATATACATACAAACTTTGTTCGTTATTACCGCGAGGCGAGAACTTACATGTCGGTAACTTCTTTGCCAGTGCCTCAAGGAACGTAGCGAACGCACCCTCGCCTTCCCTTTTATGGTGGGCAATATAATCATTGATATTGGTCGGCGCTACAGACCCTGTTTCTACCGCTTCTAGTTCTGAAACTAACTTTCTTTTTGCACTCATGTCGTCCTCCTACAGACTTAGTTAACTTGCTAATCCTACTGCTACTCCAACAATCCCATGATTCATTATCACAACCATGTCTTTACAGGTCATGGGTAACGTATCTTCATGGGGGTGTGTTTGCGTACGGTGCTTACTGGTTGCACTCGCTAGGGGAATCGCGTACTTCTCAATGTTCTCATACCACGTACCATTCTCCCAAATGAATAGCGGGAAGTGGTCACCATACGATGTCACGACGTACCGATCACCACGCCACTCTCCGTATAGGTTGTTACCGTGAAACCGCTCACGTTTCTGCACGTACTCTCGCGCTGTTACATTAGTTATCCTTGGTGCCATCTCTCTTCTCCTGTAGTCTGGGATCTCCCCGTTGTTTAATTATGTTAGCCACGGTTACACCGCTCAAACCTACTATCCTGCCGATACGCTTGAAGCTGTACCCTCGGTTGAAATACCGATCAAAGATTGCTTCCTCTAATGCCGCACGCGTAGCGTACTTGCCGCTACTCAGGGGTCTACCCTTCCTCATCGGCTTGGTTGATTGGGGGTGTCGCTCCATTTAGATATCTCCTTTCGTCCTCTTGTGCAGCTATTTCATTTTCTAAAATGTCCCAATTAGATTCGTAGGCAGCATCCCAGTTATCCCAATACCCATTTGCTATATCTTCGTTTGCCATGATGACAGCCATGTGGTTAATGCAGGGTTCGTGATTAAACGGTAAACATAATTGTTCCATTACTACTGCCTCCTATAGTTGGTTTGGGGGTGCCGCTCCCCCATCATATAGATTGTCTCAGTCATACCTTTCCTCATAACTTGTTTATAGGTGTATACGTTGTTGGGGGGTCTGCATCTGCTATATGTCTGCATATATACCCTATACTGCGTAAGTCTTCGTATGCGTCTTCAGCCTCCTCCCCCGCAAGGAAGTGCCGTTCTTCAATGTCCTCCAACTCCTCTCCGATACGAACAAACTTACAGGCGTAGGGAAATTTACGTTCCTGCCAAAAGAGTTCCGCGAGTTCTTCTGCACGCTGTAAGGCTTGCACATCTTCAAAGTCTTCATACCATTTAACGTACTCGCTTTGGTATACCATCAACAAGGAACCGTCCTTCTCATAGCAATCCCAAGCCCGCAACAATACTTCATGGTCTATTACCCGCTGATCCATAGCGTATACAGCCAATACTTCTTTAGCGTGGTCTTTGTTAGGCCATGCCAACGCATAAAACACATCGCTCCGATACCCCATAAGTCACCTCCTCATAACTTGTTTTTGGCAATGTGCACAACCTTGCCGCAGTCGGGCTTGGCTCGTTCAAAGTCGTAGATGGCCCACAGTATGGGACATGTCCACGTACCCCAGTCGAACACGTACCCATCGGTAAACACAATCACAGCTTGCGGGTTGATCTTGTGCTCGGCCATGTACTCGGACACACAACTCACGTCGGTACCACCGCCACCCGCTGGCTTGGTGCTTTGCACTAGGGTATCGGTTTCGGTAAGGTTGTATGTCTCATCGGCACACACCTTGGTATCCCAATACAGTAGTCGGATGCGGTCGGGTCGCACGTTGTCACACACTGACTTGATCTCGGATAGGAACGTAGTCAACTCGCGCTGACCGATAGACGCTGACGTATCAACAGCAACCACCAACTCACCCACACTCTGACTGATACCGCTAGGCATATACACGCCAGTAGATATGAACTTACGATTGGGTCGAGACCATGTTGAAAAGTCGTTACCAGCACACGTTGTACTGATGAACTCACGCAACACATCACGCCAATCAATCTGCGGTTTGAGTAACGCCTCAAGGTCACGGGCACCACCACTGCCTAGCTTACCGGCAACGAGTACACCCTGACGTATTGCTTCCTCAACCTCACGCTCAAGGTCACCCTTCTCTTCCTCGCTCAACTGCTCGGCTTCCTCCCAACCATGATCGTCAAGACTGTTACCCACACCACGGCCATCATCACCCTCGGGTAGCGAGTCATAGATCTTGTGGAATACTTGGGCAGTATCCATGCTACGGTATTGCTCATCGAACAACCCAACCTTGGGCATTTTGATAAACCCCTCGCCATTGTCACCGTCAACCAACTGTACGTTGATAACATAGTCACACGCGGCATTGGCTACCTGTGCATGTTTGTCGTAGAGATGTTTCCACGTAGTCAAGTGCTGGTACATCTTGTGGTAACACTCGTGCAGTATCAGGAATCGCAACTCGGCATCGTTCAACCCATCGACAAACGCTCGGCCATACATCTCGTCACGCCCGTTGGTACACGCGGTTGGGACGGTATCATCTACCGTCCGGTCACCAATCATCAGCACGCTGGATAAACCCACGTACTTGTCATGCGCCATGATAGCCATGACAGCTTTTTGTAACCGCTGTTCGGCGGTCAACGTCTGGTTAAGTGCTAACATATTTCCTCCTCCCCTAGTTCTGATAACAACTTAGTGTGTGACGCATGAAGTACATTCAACTCGCATCTGAGTCGCTCGACCTCCAACCATAAGGCTTGGTCGCCGTGACGTAACCTGCTCCACCACCCCTGCGCTTTCGGCGTTGGTATTGGTTCGGCAGTAACGACAGGCTTGGGCTTAGTCTTAGGCTTGGGCTTAGTCTTAGGCTTAGTGTTAGGGACTTCCCTAACTGGTTCAGTCAAGACAGGCTCGGCAGTAACGATAGGTGTAAACAAGTCTCCCTGCGGTGTAATGCTACGCCTTCTTTTATCGTATAGGGCAGGTGCGATTTCCCCACGTTTACGCAGTCTGTATACATGCACATCGATTGCCTTGGGTGTACGCCCCATCAATGCGCCAATCTCCTCATAAGACTTACCCTCTTCGAGAAGCTGTATCAGGTACGCGTTCAGTTCCGCAGTCCACATAAATTTCTTCCCTATAGGGTCTATAGCTTCTGCGGCACGTAGTGTACTAACCCTACCTGCTACCCCACCCCTAGTACGCCCTAACTTCTTAGCCATATACTCATGACTCTTACCGTTTTGGTGGTACCACAGCAACTCTATGTCTTCTTCCCTAGTCCAAGGCTTGCTCTTGTTTTCTACTCTTGCCATCTTCCCTCCTCCTTACTTGTCTGCTGTAAACAGATAGTTGTTGTCCATCGCCCACTGCGTGAACTTCTTGTTCTGCATGACGATAGCTTGTTTGGCGTACTTCTTACCGCGTACACCGTTAGCGAACACACCCTGCGCTTCCTTGGATAGGCGCAACATGTAGGTCATCCACTGGTCAACCCAATCACGTTCGAGTGTTGATAACACCTTATACACAACCATCATCACAGCGCCCGCACTGGTCGGCACAAGTGCAGATTGAGGGTCTGACTTGATCGAGTCGATGGATGGTAACTGATCGGCTAGTCTGGCAAATGCCATAAGGTCACCTGCGGCTGACCCACCGATGGTGCCAATGAGTAAAGACGTTAATGTCTTGTCGTTGAACTGATCGCGGACTTTCATCCAATCACTGGCCGCTTCGAGCGAACGCGGAGTCACAAACGCCGTACGGGTAGACCGTGGATGGAATATGTAGTCGTTGTCCTCGGGATCTTGCACATCGCGGAAGTCGGCAAACGCTTTGTCGTTGTTGCGGCACCACCCCAGCACTGTCGGGTCAATGTCGTTGTTGACACCCCACTCGATCCATTGTTCCCATGTCGGCTTGGTAGACTCGATCACCGTCAAGCGATTGAGTGCATGTGCGGGTAACATGTCACCGACACCCTCAGCACCTAGGTTAGTTGTGGCAAACACAATACTGTCAGGATGCAGGGTATAGCTACCGATCTTACGTTCGAGCATCATGCGTAGCAGCGAGAGCTTGACCGCTGGATTCGCTTTACCGAACTCGTCAATCATTAGGATGATCGGCTTGTCATGGTGTGCACCCAACTCCTCGTTGGTCAGGTATCGCACGAACCCGCTACCGTCATCCATGTGCATGATGTCAGGGATCGTCACGTCGCCCAGATCCTTAGTGGTCGTGTCGAAGTAACACGGGATGTGCTTGGGTTTCTCTACTGATAGCATGTTAAGTAGAGATGTCTTACCCGTACCCATGTGACCCTGCACAAGTATGGTACGCTGATGACCACCAGCAATGATTGCTTGGGCGATCTCGTCTAGGTTTACCGCATACAGATTGGCTGATGTTGCCATGTTATGTCCTCCTTCATTGGACTGGTTGTTGTGTTAGGGAAATCCCTAACAAGTTACTGCTAAACACACTACCGCTTATTCCTATGCACTCGGTTGTACTTGGCGTACGTCCGCGTATCAACGTGCTTGAAATAGTGCATCGTCTCGCTCGAATACATATACATATAGTGCCACTTTGCTTCCTCATCCATCCCGTTGCGGATGGCATCCTCGAACGCATCGCGTGGGTGCAACACCACACGCCCATGCTTGAACCACAACCGCTCTTCTGCTTCGCTGTATCTCATCTCAGTTCTCCTCCCCTAATGGTTTCGATGTATACACGGCATACTTCACTGCCCACTTAGCGAACAACTCGGACTTGAGCATCGTACTCTGCGTTTCTTTCGGTAACGCACGGAACGCTCTACCGAACTCACCATAGCCAGCAAAAAGACGGTCGCGCTCGTTTGATAACGCCCGTACTGGTGGGTGTGCCTTGATATACTCTTCAACTACTAATTCTTCAAAAATCATCTCACTCTCCCTATAGCTGTGTTTTACAAGTCAATGGTGGGTAGGTTACTGATAACGTCTGCTACCACCGCTTTGGTTTCGGCACGGAGGTGCTTGTCCTCACGTAACGCCTCGGGCGATAACGGCATCTTACCCAGACCACGGAACTGATCTTCAAGTTTGGTGCGTATCGCTTCCATCTGAGTGTCACCAGTCAGGTTGCACGCT